ACAACCGCGCGATCCTGGCCCTGCTCGTGGCGAACCTGCTCGTCGCGCTCGTGTTCGGCGTGCTCGGTGTCGTCCGGGACGACTCGTCGGCGAAGCCGGGCCCGAAGCCGTCGCCTACCGCGACGGCCACGCCGAGCCCCAGCGAGCCTGCCCCCAGTGAGCCGGACCCGAGCAGTCCGCCCACTCACGACCCGACGCCCACCGCAGCGCCGACCGGGCCGGAGCCGACGGGCAGCCCGTGCAACATCTTCGACCCCGAGTGCCCCGGCTCGACGGGTGGCAGCACCACCGGCGGCGCCGAGGGGTAGCCCCTCGCCCGCTCCATCGCGCCCCGGCCGTACGACTCCGCGGCCGGGGCGCAGCCGTGCCGGGACGTAGAAGGGCCCCGCCGCTGCGCCCGGGGGTGGGAGGCGCAGCATCGGCAGGGCCACACGGCGCATACCCCGTAGGGGGCGACGCAAGCGAGCCCGCTCCCTACGGTGCGCGCCCATGACGTTCATCCAGCTCACGCGCTGCGCCGCGTACGCCGCCACGGCCCGGACCCAGAACCGCCCGCACCGGATCGCGTGGCCATCGGTGGCGGCCGCCGAGCTGGCTCACCGGCTCCTGCACATGCCGGTCGACGAACGGCGCGCCGAGATCGCCGACATGCACGACGCCACGCTGATGGACGTCCTGATCACGCTGGACCTGCACACGGGCAGCGCCTACGAGCTGTGGCACGACACCCCGTCCGGGTTCGCCGAGGACGTCCTCGGCCTCACGCTCACCGACGAGCACCGGGCCGTCCTCGACGCCGCGGCCGGCCCGGATGTCCGCCGGGTCGCCGCCCGCGTCCCGCACCCCGACAACCACCTTCTTGCCGCGGTGCTTATGGCGTGGGCGGCCCTGGTGTCCTGCCCGCGCCCGTACGGCGACGTCCCGCGGGTGGCTGTCTCGTTCTCCCAGTACCGGGACTCCTCGGCGAGCGTGTGGCGTGCCCTGGCCCGGTTCATCGACAACGCGTCCCTGCCCGGCACGCTCGACCTCACCCGGCGCGCCTGGTGGGTCGACGACGATGGTCCGCAGCGCCTTCTGGCGTTCGCCCTGTGGAACACCGACCCGTACGCGATCGGAGGGCTGCACCAGTACTTCGCTGTCGCCGCCGACGCGGACCGGATCGCCGACCCGGACATGCGCGCCGCGATCGGCTACATCGCCGAAGAGGTATACGGCGGTTCACGGCTGGTCGCCCTCGGTGGTACGACCGACGAGCCGGAGGAGTGGTTCGAGCTGTACGAGTCGTGCGACCAGGTCACCATCCCCACCGACCCGGCTAAGTGATCGACGTCTCACGGCCTGACCTGCGCTCGTACCGGACGTAAGCGTTCCGTTGTCTGCAACGTGCGTCGTCGCCCGAGCCGCGCCCCGCGGCCGCCACTCGACGGCCCCGCGACCTGGGCAGATGGGAGGCGACGTGCAGCCACACGTCACTGCGGCACTCGATAGCTGGTACGGAACATGGCAGCTTCAACAGGAGACGGCTCAGGATGCCTTCACCGCGGCGTTCCCCGCCCTGACCCCCGCCGACCGGTGTCAGTGCTTCGGGCCCACCCTGCGCTTTGTGACGCCCGGGGAAGGGACGGGGAAGGTGTGCCTCGACGACCACGGGCGCGCCACGATCGAGTTCGAGAAGGTCCCCAAGGCGGCCGTCGGCACGGCCATGACGGAGTGCTGGGGCGCCGACTGGTTCGACGAGGGCCCCGGCGGGTTCGCCGACGCCGAGCCTGGCCACTACTACTACTCGGACGAGCAGACCTACGCGGAGTACGAGTTCGACGTGAACGCGGACGGCACGGTGACGTTCGGGATCTCCTACGTGAAGGTCGACGACATCGTGACGATGCTCGACGCCCTCGAGCGGGCCCTCGCCGACCAGCGCCCGACCTGACCCGGGCAAGGTGAGGTGACGCGGTTCCCGGGCCCGTTCCGCGTCACCTCACCGGGGGCAGAATGCTGGGCATGGACGCCCCTTCCGCCTTCCTGGCCGCGCTCGCCATCACCGCCGCAGGCGGGGCCCTGACAGCCCGCATGATCCGCCTCAGCGCCGCCCGCACCGCCCGGGACTTCCAACGGGACGGAGAGGCGTACCGGCGCGTCCACGAGCGGCGCACCGAGACGTACGCAGAGTTCGCCACAGCCGCGGACCGGCTCACCAATGCCGTCGCCCTGTGGCCGGCCACGCCCGCCGCGGCCCGGCCCGACGTCCTCGACCAGGCCCACGCCCACCTTCGGGAGGTGCACGCCCGGCACGCCGCGGTGCTCCTCGACTCCGGCCCGGACGTTCAGGCGGCCGCCGCGGTGGTCGTCGCCGAGTGCGAGCGGCTCGTCAACGGGCTCGACCTGGACGTCGACCCGGCCCCGGAGGTGATGCTGGTCGCCACGCGGGGGCATGAGCTGACGGTGCCGTTCCTGCGGGCGTGCCGGGAGTACCAGGAAGCCGAGTCCGCCCGCTACTTCGGCGCGGCAGTACGGCGCGCCCCGCGCCTGTCTGTGAGGTGAGGTGACGCGGCCAGCGCTGCGGATTCACGTCACCTCACCTCAGCACGCGACGGTAGGCCCGCCGGTCCCTACGGTCCGCGGCCATGGTTCCGACTGCCGCACCGCCCCGCACCCGGATCGCCGGCCTCGCCGTCCGCGCCCGGAACATCGTCGACTCCGGCCTGTGCACCCGAACCTCGGCCGTCCCCGACTGGCTCGCCCGCCTCGACCAGCTCGAGCACCTGACCGCGGCCGCGGCCGCCGACCGGCGCGCCACCCTCGCGATCCTCGCCGACGACGTCCTGGTTGACCTCCTGGTCCTGTCGTACCTGCGGCACGGCACCCCCTACGCCCTGTGGGCCGACACCCTCGCCGGGTTCGCCGAGGACGTCCTCGGCATCACTACCTGGACGCAGCTCCACACGCGGCTGGACGCGACGTAAGCCCCTCGGGCGGCTCATGGTCCCGGCTCGCTCCCGCCGTCTCCCCGCGGCCGCCGCTCCCGGCCGGCCCAGCGCGCGGGGCAGGACGGACGGACCCCGTGGCGGCAAGGAACCTCGCCCCCGCCGGGCAGGAAGCCCTGATACCCGTGGAGGAGCTGACCGGCCCTGAGCCGGTCGTTCACTGCGCTGATGCCCTCGACCACCTACGGACGCTCCCCGACGCCTCAGTGGCCGCGATCGTGACCGATCCGCCCTACGAACTGGGGTTCCTCGGGAAGGCGTGGGACTCCTCAGGCATCGCGTACAGCGTGGAGCTGTGGGCGGAGTGCCTACGCGTGTTGAAGCCGGGCGGGCACCTGGCCGCGTTCGGCGCGACCCGCACCTACCACCGCATGGCCGTGGCCGTGGAGGACGCCGGTTTCGAGATCCGGGATTCCCTGCACTGGCTGTACGGCACCGGCTTCCCGAAGGGTCAGGACGTCGGCAAGCTCATCGACCGGCGCCGCGACGACCACCCCGCCCGCCGCCGGTTCACCGCCGAGTTCGCCGCGCTCCGCGACTCCATCGGCTGGACGAACCCGAAGATCGACGCCCTGTTCGGCTTCAACGGCATGGCGCAGCACTGGACGACCCAGAGCAAGACCGCCGCCGTCCCAACCGTCGAGCAGTGGGAGCAGTTGAAGGCGGAGATGGGGTTCGAGGCCCCGCTCAGCGTCGAGGACCTGGTGCACGAGCTGAACGGGCGGAAGAACGAGCCCGGGGAGGCGTGGGCGCAGCGGGAGGTCGTCGATCGGGGCTACCGGGTACGCAGCCGCGAGTCGGACGTGCCGATCGCCGCGGGCAGCAAGGGCGTGTACGACGTGACCGTCCCGGCGACCGCTGAGGCCGCGCGCTGGGACGGCTGGAACACCTCCCTCAAGCCCGGCCATGAGCCGATCGTCCTGGCCCGCAAGCCGCTCGAGGACACCGTCGCCGGCAACGTCCTGGCGCACGGCACCGGGGCGATGAACACCGCGGCGTGCCGGACCCCGCCGGGCGATTCGGAGGGGCGGTGGCCGACGAACGTCCTGCTGTCGCACGCGTGGTCCGTCGACACGGACGGCTGGATCGTCGACGGCTGCACGGACGGCTGCGCCGAGGGGTGCCCGGTCGCCGAGCTGGACCGCCAGTCGGGCCTGCTCACCTCCGGGGCGAACCCGCGGCGCCGTGGCGCGGACAAGTTCCGCGACGTCTACGGCGACTTCAAGGGCCAGACCGTGTGCAAGCCGATCCGCGGCGCGGACTCCGGCGGCGCCTCCCGCTTCTACCGGGCGTTCCGCTACCAGGCCAAGGCCCCCACCAGCGAGCGGCCTCGCCTGCCGGACGGCACCGTGCACCCCACGGTGAAGCCGGTAGCGCTGATGCGGTGGCTCGTCCGGCTACTCACCCCGCCCGGCGGGCTCGTCCTGGACCCGTTCGCCGGCACCGGCACCACGTTGGAGGCCGCCCGACTGGAGGGCTTCGACTCCATGGGCGTGGAGGAGAAGGCCGAGTACGCCGAACTGTGCCGCCTCCGGCTGCGCCGCGACACCACGAGGAGCGCCTAACGGTGACGGCGACCTCGGCGGCGCACGACGCTAGACAGGCACATCCCTACGGTCCGCGGCCATGATGAAGAACTTCAGCTTCTGGCGTCTGCCCGCGGGCGTGGTCCTCTGGTTCACGAGGCGCCGCAACGACGGGCGCACCTGGCGCAGCTTCCACTTCGCCGGCTTGCCGATCTACCTGTCCGTCTCCGCGCTGACCTGGACCCGTGCCGCCTACTACATGCCGTGCGAGGAGCAGAGGCGCGGCCACTGGAAGAGGTGGAGGCAGACGCTCAGCAAGCCGACGCTCAACGCGGTCTGGCACGGTACGGGGCGCGTGAGGGCGGCCTACTGCCCGGCCCAGCCGAAGGCCTGGGGCGGCATCGCGTTGGCGCTTCCCCGCCTGAACGTGTACCTGGACTGGGAGTCCCCCGCCTTCCGGCGCAAGTTCGAGCAGCACACGGAGACGCTGCCCTGCCAGGCATGTGCGGACGCGGGCTGGACACAGAACTCGATCGTGCGCGAGACGTAAGCCAGACCCGCGTCAGACCGCGAAGATCCCCAAGCCCAGAAAGAGGACGCCCAGGGCCAGCTCGAAGTTGAGTTGCCGCTGACCGCTGAACCAGCGCACGAAGGCGGGCCCTTTCTGCGCATCGGCTTCCCAGCGGGCGCGCCGCGACCAGGTGGTGGCCGCCGACAGCAGGAGCGCGACCCCAACCACGGTGGTGATCGTCTTGAAAGCCTCGTCAGATGACATCTGGGGCGTACTCCTCGGCGGTCTCGGGGGTCGCACAGCAGTATCCCAAGCCTCCCAGCCCTCCGGGCGGCCTTGGCGCGACGTAAGCCGCGGCCGCCGTCCACTCTCCCCGCCTCGCCCTGGGCGCGCCCACCAGGACCGTGAACGACGCGGCCCGGCGCCCGGGGCAGGCAGGAGACCAGTGCTGTGGCACGACGACGGACCGGCCCCACCGGCGTGGTGAAGGCCCTCGTCCACGACCGGGACGGCGGCGCCTGCGTGCGCTGCGGGACACGGCAGGACCTGACCATCCACCACCGAGTGAACCGCGGAATGGGCGGGGCTCGTGAGCCGTGGATCAACCAGGCTCACAACCTCCTGACCGCGTGCACGACGTGCAACGGCTGGTTCGAGGACAACCCGCGGGCGTCCTACGAGGCCGGGTGGAAGGTGCGCCGGCCGCAGCTCCCCGGCGAGGTCCTGGTGCGCTACGCCGACGGCAGCGAGTACCTGCTCACGCCTGATGGTGTGCGCTCCACGACGGTGGCGGCTGCCCGATGAGGCGGGCCCGCCGCCAGCGCGGCCGTACGCCGAAGGGATCAGGGGCCGGGTGGATCGCCACCGTCTTCGAGGGCCTGGTCGACGGGCTCCTGGACTTCCTGTTCTCGTGGGGGCGCAAGTGATGCGGCGACGGCAGTGCCTCACCTGGGCGAAGCGTGAGGTCGGCCTCCAGTGCCAGCGGCGCGCCCGGCACGACGGCCCGCACCAGGCTTCGTTCTCCGACCGCTCAGGCACACACTTCGAGTGGAACGATGGCGCCAATCGGTTCGGCTACGAGGTGCACCCCGGCACGGTCCGCTACCGGCCGGGGACGCCGTCCCTGGCGTACCGCCTCGGCGAGTGGACCGCGTCCGTGCTGTTCTTCGGGGCGTTCGGCACGCTGATGTGGGTGATCGGCTCGCCGGTCGCGGCGGTCACGTACTGCCTCGTGGTCATGCTGCTGTCGGTCCAGCGGCCGCACTTCGTCGACGTCGGCCGGTTCACCGCCGGCGTGTTCCTCGTGCCCCAGAGGAACTTCCCGCCGTTCTTCGCGATCGGCTTCGCCCGGTACGGGCCGGAACCGGATGCCGGGCGAAGCGGCCTGCAGGTCATCATCGGACGGAGGTCGCTGATGGTGTGCGCGCTGCTCCCCCGGACGGAGTGGGTCGAGTTCCAGCGGCGGACGGCCGAGCGGGATACCGCCCGGCGGAAGGACAGCGCCCGGTGAGCCCCCGGGCCACGATGAGGGCCCGCGTAC